AAATACATATGGCTATAATTGAAGGCACAGCATACTGGGCTTCTCTGACACGACCAAACGAAAAGTTTGAACCTATGTGGAGAATCGACTTAGCAGTTGATGATGCTACAGCAGAAGATATTCGAAGTCAAGGAATCTCTGTAGGAGAAACTGTTATCGATGAACAAACAATATCTAACATAGTTAGATTTAAAAGAAAAGTATCTAAAGCTAATGGTGATAAGAATAGTCAACCAACTTTAGTTGATGCTGGTAAACAACCACTTGATAAGATAGTAGGTAATGGCAGTAAGGTTAAGGTAATGTACAGACCCTATGAATGGAACTTCAAAGGTAAGAAGGGTACAGGACTAGACTTACAAGCTGTTCAAGTGATGGACTTAATTGAGTACTCACCAAGAGAAGAGTTTGAAGTAGAAGAAAGTGTCTCTACTAAAAACGCAGATGGCTCTAGTGCAAGTGTTGACATTAAGGAAGATTTTTAGTATAACATCTTATAAGTGAAGGACATTTAGTGTGTCATCATTTATCATTATCCTGAGGGAAGTCAGCTTGTAGTAGAGTTGGCTTCCTTTTTTTTTGAATAGTAATAACCATAAGGGCGACAATGGAAGAAGTAAATAACAAAGGATTTGTAAAGTTTCACTTACCCTGTCCACTATGTTCAAGTAGTGATGCAGTATCTGTGAACGCAAATAATTCTGCGTATTGTTTTTCATGTCAAGAATACATAAAGGAATACGATATGCACTCACAACCAACAACAACAAATAGTAATAACGAATATGAAGTTAAAAACTTTATGCAAGATTCTAACTATGCAGAAATTGTAGATAGAGGAATCTCTGAACCGACTTGTAAAAAGTTTGGGGTTACAGTTAAGATGGATAGTATGGGTTCAATCACAAGTCACTACTATCCTTATCACGATATACAAGGTGCTAAGATAGCAACTAAAACTAGATACACTAAGCTAAAAGAATTTAGTATACAAGGTAATACTAAAAACTCTGGTCTGTTTGGTCAACATCTTTTTTCTAAAAACAAATACATTATAGTTACTGAAGGAGAGTTAGATTGTTTATCTGCATATCAGATGATGGTCAAGGGTACTTATCATACACCAGTAGTTAGTATTAAGAATGGTATTGCGTCTGCTGTAAAAGATATTAAGGTAAGTTTAGAATGGTTAGAAAATAATTTTGATAATGTTCTTTTAAATTTTGATAACGATGAGCATGGTATCGATGGTGCTATGAAGGTAGCAGAGTTATTCTCACCAGGAAAATGTAAGATTATGCATTTACCTGAAGGGTTTAAAGATGCGTCTGATTGTTTAACAAAAAATAAAATACAGATTTATAACAAAGCATTTTGGGATGCAAAAGTATTTGCACCAGATGGTATTATAAATGCTAATACATTATTAGATGATGTATTAAAACCAATGACTAAATCATTTGTTCAATATCCATTTGAAGGATTGAATAAAATTACTTATGGATTAAGACCATCCGAGTTAGTAACATTTACTGCAGGTAGTGGACTAGGTAAGACACAAGTAATGAGAGAAGTAGTTCATCATATTATAAAATCAACTGAAGATAATATTGGTTTGTTAATGTTAGAAGAGACACCAGTTATAACATCAAAAGGTTTGATGAGTGTTGAAGCTAATCAAAGATTACACTTACCAGATGTTCATGTTAGTAAAGAAGAAATGAAAAGTTACTTTGATGCTACACTAGGTACTGGAAGAGTATTTATGTTTGACCATTTTGGTTCTAACTCTATTGATAATATTGTTTCAAGAGTTAGGTTCTTATCCAAAGGTTTAGATTGTAAGTATGTAGTCATTGACCATATAAGTATTATTGTTTCCGACCAACAACACGGAGATGAGAGAAGAGCATTAGATGAAATTATGACTAGACTTAGAACACTTGTTCAAGAGACAGGTATATCTTTGATAGTTGTATCACACTTAAGAAGACCAGAGGGTAAGGGTCACGAGGAAGGTGCAGCAACATCACTATCACAACTTAGAGGGTCAGCAAGTATAGGTCAACTAAGTGATATAGTTATAGGGCTTGAGAGAGACGCACAAAATGATGACCCTGAGGTTAGGAATACTACTAGAATAAGAGTACTAAAGAATAGATTCTCTGGTATTACTGGTCCTTGTTGTGACTTAAGATACGATATAGATACTGGTAGATTAACAGAGGTAAAGTCTGATGACTTTTAATAAGGTTGTATTTGATATAGAAACAACCATGACGGCTGATAAAATATGGTGCATCGTGTGTAAACATGGTGACACCTATTATCAGTTTAGAGAAGATAAGCTTCATAGGTTTGAAGAGTTTATAAAACAAACTGAAGAAGTAATAGGTCATAACATAATTGGATTTGATATACCAGTTGTTAATAAAATTTTTGGTTATGATTTGTTTGCACATTGTAAGAAGACAGATACATTAGTACTATCTAGATTATTAAATCCTATGATAGAAGGTGGACATTCATTAAGAAACTGGGGAACTAAGTTAGGACAAGGTAAGATACCCTTTGAACAATTTGATTTCTTTACTGAAGAAATGTTAACCTATTGTAGAAATGATGTTGATGTAACTGCTAAGTTATATAAATTTTTAATTAATAAAACAAAAGACTTTGGACAATCAATAGAGTTAGAACATAAAACTGCAGAGATAATTCAAGGTCAACATGAAAAAGGTTTCAAACTTAATATCATTGATGCTTATGAATTACAATGTAAGTTTCAAGAAGACATGAATGATTTAACTTCAAAGGTTAGAGAAACATTCCCACCATTAAAAGTAGAAACAGTATTCATACCTAAGTCTAATAACAAATCAAGAGGTTATATTAAAGGAGTTCCTTTTACTAAGGTAAAATATAAAGAATTTAATTTAGGTTCAAGGCAACAGATTGCTGAACGATTAGTTCTTCTTGGATGGAAACCAAAAAAGAAAACTGATAAAGGACATACGATTGTAGATGAGAAAGTATTATCACAGATACATAATATTCCTGAAGCTAAACTAATAAAAAGATTCCTAATGCTACAGAAAAGAATTGCTCAAGTAAGTTCTTGGATTGAAGCTGTTAAGGAAGACGGAAGAGTACATGGTAAAGTTATTACTAACGGAACAATAACTGGAAGGATGAGCCATCAGTCGCCCAACATGGCTCAAGTTCCTGCTGTGTACTCTGAGTACGGAAAAGAATGTAGAGCATTATGGGTAGTAAACAAAGGTTATAAATTAGTTGGAGTTGATGCTTCAGGTTTAGAGTTAAGAATGTTAGCACACTACATGAATGATAAAGATTATATACATGAAGTTGTTAATGGTGATATACATACTACTAATCAACTTGCTGCTGGATTAAATTCAAGAGATGAAAGTAAAACTTTTATTTATGCATTCATCTATGGAGCAGGTTCAAAAAAGATAGGTAGTATTATTGGAGGTTCAGAAAAAGATGGTGAAAAAATTAAGGAAAAGTTTTTAAAAGCAACACCAAGCCTTAGAAGTTTAAGAGAAAAGGTAGAAAGAATTGCTAGTAGAAGATGGGTTAAAGGACTTGACGGAAGAAAAATAATAATAAGATATCCTCATGCAGCATTAAACACTTTACTTCAAGGTGCAGGTGCAACTGTTATGAAATATGCGTTGACATTGTTAGAGGAATATGTTAGTATAAATAAAATAAAAGCATTTCCAGTAGTGAATGTACATGATGAGTTCCAATACGAAGTTGAAGAGAATAGAGTAGAAGAGTTTGGAAAGTTAGCAGTACAATCAATTGTAGATGCAGGTAAACAATTAAATGTAAGGTGTCCACTAAATGCAAAATATAAAATCGGAAACAACTGGTCAGAAACACATTAGTACATTAGCAGAAGATATTAAATCTTTGATTGCTGGTATTTCTGAAGGTAAGTCTCTGAACATGACAGATAAAAACATGGATGTATTCTTAAAGAATATTAAAGAAGCTATGTTAGCTTGGAACACACCACGAGTAAGACCAGATAAAGAAGGACAACTAAGAATGTCTTCTATAGGTAAACCATCTAGACAACTATGGTATGATAAACATAGTCCTAAGGATAGGAAAGATGAAGATGCAGGAATGAATTTAAAATTTTTGTATGGTCATATCATTGAACACTTAGTACTATACTTAGCAGAATTAGCAGGTCATAAAGTAGAAGACCAACAAAGAAAAGTAGAAGTAGAAGGTGTAGCAGGACATATAGATAGTATAATTGATGGTGAGATATGTGATGTTAAGTCAGCTTCATCATTTAGTTTTAAGAAATTTAAATCAGGTGAGATAGTAGGTGATGACCCTTTTGGTTATCATGCCCAGTTAGCAGGTTATGAAGCAGGATGTGGTACAAAAGCAGGTGGCTTTCTAGTTGTTGATAAATCAAATGGTGATATATGTTTTTATAAACCAGATGATATGGCTAAACCTAATGTATCACAATTGATTAAAGATTTAAAAGTTTCTTTAGTTAAAGATACACCACCAGAAAAATGTTATCCATTTAAAGAAGAGAAGAATGGTAATAAAACTTTGGCTATTGGTTGTCAGTATTGTTCTCATAAATGGGAATGTCATTCAGATACTAATGAAGGTAAAGGATTAAGAGTATTTAAATATGCTAATAAGAATACAATGTTAGCTGGTGTACTTAAGAAACCTTTAGTAGAAGAGATAACAGAACAATATAAAGAACAACGAACAACCTTTGGTAAAAGAATATGAACGCAAAGAAAATGAAACCAATAAGAAGAAAAGCTAAACATATATTAGTTGAATGGTTACATACTTTAATGAGTAAGGAAGAAGCAAGTAAGATTACTTATAAAAATGTATTTGCTTTTATGCCTAATCAAACTCATTACTATGATGGTGATACTTTTAGACTTCAACCATGGTCATACAAATGGATAGTTAAAAAATTAAAACGTAATCCTCTGTTGACAATTGATGATTTAAATGATATGTTACAACCAACTGAACAACAATTAAGAAGACACAGGATGTCACAAGAAGGACCAATCAATGACTAATAAAAATATGTTTAAAGAAACAACTTATGATAGCTTAGGTGAGCAAGTAGATGGTAGCCATTATAAAGATATGGAAATACAACCAGCATTCTTTATTAATGAAAATCATTTAGAGTTTGCAGAAGGTAATGCTATTAAATATATATGTAGACACAAAGCAAAAGGAAAAGAAAAAGATATTGAGAAAGCAATTCATTATCTTGAAATGATATTGGAGAGAGATTATGACTAATGAATCACAGATAACACAGTTAGAAAAAAGAGCAAGAGGTTTTAGAAGAATCATATCTTCATTAAATGATTTACCTATGTATGGTATTAATAATCATTTAGATAAAATACTTCATGTTAAAATAGATGCTTTAAAAGACCATCTTAAATTAAAGATAACTAGAAACAATGATAAGTTAAATGAAATGTATACTGAGAGTGTAGATAGTTTAGCTGATGATGATGGACAACAAGGTGAAGTAGCACCTGTTGAAGTAGACCATCATGCAACTGATAAGACATTTGAAAATGACAAGTAAAATTGTAGGTATTAATGGTACTCCAGTAATGGAACTAGATAAAAAATATCATATAAGAATTTGTTTAATAGGTTCAGATGATATTGATATTAAAAATGTAGAAACATTTGGCATGGCTGAGGATGGTTTTTTTATGGTTAAGTCTTTAGATAATAAAAGATTCCCTATCTTTATGACTAGCCCTGCAAGAATTAAAACAGTTGAAACATATACAGACAATCAAGAACCTATGACAAAGTTAAAGTCTGAAAAAGGTGATGATGATTTTCTTGTAGATTTATTGAAAAAGAAACATGAAGACCAATCGAAAGCTTAAACAAAAGAAAAGAGTTAAAAGAAAAGAAGCCCACTTGATGGGCTTTAAATTAATTATAAATAATCAAGGACAATTTATAACTGAGTTGTCTAACTATCCTATGGATAAAATAGGAGAACATTTTAAAAAAGAAAATGCTGGTGTTATAAAAGCTTTACTAAGAGAATGTAATACTAGATTTAAAATGTTATCAGATGATTTAGAAAAAATTGCATCTGATGTTTTCCATTCTTAAATTATCTCGTGTTCAGTACAACTATACTTAGTTGATAACTTAGCATCATTAACATCTTTAATTGTTTGTGTATCTAATAGTTTTTTAGATATTATTAAAGCTGATACAGTACATTCCTTCCAAGAATTATAATGAGTTTCAATTTCTACTGGTGGTAAACATTGATTGTTTACAAATGAACATAGACTTATTGCTAATATAAATTTCATTTCTTTTTC